GCTCCTTGGCGGCGCCGTCACCGCGCCGGCTGTTCAGCTCGGCCATCTTGATCTTCTCGTTCGACGCCACCTTCATCTTCTCATGATTGTCGCGCATCTGCATTTCTTGTTGCTTCAACTGCGCCTCGGTCTGATCGCGCGCCTTGATGGCGTCAACCTTCATTTGCTCAATCTGCAATGCCGTCTCGTTCTGCGCGGTAATCGGATCCTTGCCCTTCGGCTTGTCCGCCTTCACCTTCATCTGCTCAAGCAGGTTATCGACCGAGCCGTCGAGCTCGCGCCCGGCGCGGAACGGCGCCGTGGCAAATTTGATCAGCGCGCCGCAGAACTCCGCGCTCTCGGGCATGTTGGCCATCATCGTGTCAATCTGTTGCAGCATCGGCGTCAACGCCCCGAGGAACTCAGCCCTCCTCTCCTTCTCGCCGTTCTCATCGATCATCACGGTCGAGTCGGTCTCGATGTCGAGGGTGAAGGCCTTTGACTTGTTGTCCTTGAGAAAGCGCATCACCTGCTCGAGCGTCGGCTTCTCATGGACACGCTTGAGCGTCTGCTGGCCGGTCTCGACCGCCTGCTGCATTTGCTCCTGCGCCTGCTGCACCGCCTGCGGATTGTCCTGCTGCAGCTGCACAAAGCGCGGGTCTTGCTGCGCCTGCGCCCACTGCTGTTGCTGCTGCTCAATCTCCTGGGTCAGCTGCATGATCTGCTGCTGCTGCATATCCTGCGTCGGCAACTGGGTCTGGCTCATCTCGATCAGTGTGACCTGATCGAACTCCTCGGTCATGATCTGGCCCGAGATCGCTACCAAGTCCCGGGCAATCCGCACCAGCTCCTGCTGCTTGTCGCGAATGCGGGTACTGCCGAATTGCGTCTTGAGCTCCTGCGCGCCGAGCGTCTCACGCGCGTCGGTCGAGCCGCGCATGATGTCGGCCAGGCCGGTGATTTGGTAGATGTCGTCGATCGTCTGCTTGCGTACCGTGATCAGCGTCTGCACGGTGGTGGCAATCTCAACGATCGGCATCCAGATGATGGTCTCTTTCGAGCCGCCAAACGCCGCCCAATTGCTAATCGGGACCATCACGGCGCCAGGCGAATTAATCTTGATCGCGGTCTCGATCGCCTCAGCCAGTTCGCCGGCACCCGCGGGATAGAACCCCTTCGCGGTCAGCGCCTGGGAGAGCGCGTGAATGCGCCCGGTCAGGTCGTTGATCTCATCGAGCTGATCGCGATACTGCAACACCTCCGGCACTGGAATGAGCGAGCCGGGCTGGACCGTCGAATAGGCCGGCTTGGGGCAAGGGAAAAACCCCTCGAGCTTGAGGTGCGGCTCGTCCTCGTCGAGAATGTCCTCGCAACCCTTGGCGACCCAGACAACGCGGGCCATCTCCTTGTGCCAGATCTCCCAGAACTTGGCGCGCTCGCGATTGTCGGTACCACCAATCTGCTCGGCGTCGCGGTCGACCTTGTACTCGGCGTCCTGGTAGGCAAAACCGGAATATGGCTTGAAGCGATCGCGTGCCTCCTCGCGCGTGAGGTAGCTCGCCGCCGCGACCCACGGCACCTCGCGCCAGTTGCGCGCCAGACCGTGCAAGAAATCGCGCCGGTTCTTGTGGTCGATACAGACGCGCTCGTAATCGTACTGGCTGCCCTTGCTGGCGCCCTCGTAGCGGCACCAGGCAACGCCGCGCGAGTAGAGAATGACGTCGTCGCGCACCAGCTTCATCAGCTCGTCGATGCGCGCCAGGTCAAACGAGACAACGCAGCAGCGCTCCATCAGCTCGGAGGCGGCCTGGTAGACCGGTCTCCTGTCCTTGAATTTCGGCACCACGACAGGAATAGGCGCCTTGGCGTAAATCGTGGGCTTGAGCACCTCGATATTGGCCCACAGCATCTGGAACTCGCGGTCGCGACCCATCTGCACCAACCGCTCGTTGCTGGCGTAGCGCTTATCGATGTTGTCGCAGCGCTCGTTCCAGTCCTCGAAGGCCTTTTCCGACTCCTCAAGCAGGTTGATCCACGCCTTCGCGCTCTTCGGCTCGAGCGAGGGGTTGTACTCGAGGTCGTCGTGCCGAGTGTCGTCGTCACTGGTGCGGGGTTCGTCGGCCATTACAGGCTCACAAACTTGACGGGGAGCGCATCGATGTATGGACCAGTGATCGGCGCGTCGGCCGCCAACTCGATGCTCGGCCCGGCCTCCATGTCGGCATAGAGCCGGCCATCGGCGATGAAGATACGCACGATGAAGTCGGCATTGATCAGATCGCCGTAGGCACCGCGCAAGAAGCGCTTGGCAACGAATGATCCAGTCTGACTACTCATAGCCGCATCCCCCTGCGATCCTCGAGCGGTGGCGGAATGGTAATGCCAGTCGGCTTGGGTACCTTAATCTCGCGCGCCGGCGCCCTGCGCCAGGCTAAACTAAGGTATCGGAAACTATCCGCAGGGTCGGTGGTCCAGTCATCGACGTGGCTCTTCTTGAAGGCCTTCATCTCGTCGTTCCACTCGCGCCGGTACTGTTCGAGTGCAGACACGCCATTCATGTCGCCGATCGTGCAGCGCGGATGGAAGACACAATAGGGCAGGGTATGGCGCACCGCGTTGCGACCGTCTTCGAGCGAGGCGTCAGGCACCAGCTGTGGGGACAGCCCGAGCGAGCGCATTGTCTCGACGCGCGTGCGGCCGGTGCCCATCTCCTTCACCTGCGCGTCGTGCGGCACCCAATCGACGCCATGGGTCCAGCCGCGCTCGGCGTAGATCTTCTCGATGTGGTCGCGGTAGTGCTCGAACCCGACGCCCGAGGCCATGTAGTGATCGAGCACGTAGAGCTGTGCGCCCACGGTGCAGAAGAACCAGATCGAGGTGTTGTGACCGACCCCGAGATCCCAGGCGCGCGAGACTGGCGTGCCCTTCGGGGGCTCGATCTCGACGATGCGCTCCTCGTCGCGCACGCTGCGCATCTCACCGGCATAAAAGCTTCCCAACACGGCCGCTGCCCAGTCGCAAAAGAGCTCCTGGCGATAGCTCGCCATGCCTTGATCAGTGCCGTAGAGCGCCTGCATCTCCGCCAGCGTCTCGGCCAGCGTCTCGTCGCTGAGCGTGTCGGTGTCCTTGGCAGTCAGCAGCTCGCAAAACCATGACGGGGTTTTAGCCGCGTGATTAAACATATCGTAAGCATGATTACGGCCGCGCGGGGTCGTAATAAATATTGCCCAGCCATCGTTCTCCTCGAGCATCGGCCGGGTATAACCCCAGACGCTGGGATTAGAGAGCGCGTATTCCGAGAACACTAATCCCGCGTAGCTCGAGCCGACGAGCGAGCTGTCGTACGTGTCCGAGCCGAGCACCGCCCAGGTCGAGCCGTTCACGAACCGAATACTCATCGTCGTGTCATTGGTGTTGGTGCGCAGCTCGTGTGGGAAGGCCTCGTCGATGCGCCGCTTGCCAGTGTGCGGATTAATGGCCGTCCATATTGCGCGACGGCCTTGCAAGAATTCTGGAAGCACATGGCCATAATTGGCCGGCCTTTCCATCGCGGCAATGCACGTATGATGAAGCGTCACCTCGTCCTTACCGGCCCTGCGATGCCACACCGCGACCGCTCGCTTGCCGCCGGCGCGTAAATAATTCCACAGCGCCATTTGATGCACCCGCGGCGTCCAGCCGTCGTGCGGCAGCTCGATTTCATCATCGTCGTCGATGATTTCGTCATTGTCGTCGATGACGTCGTCGTTCATTTCTTTGGCGCCTTCACACCATCAGTAAAATGCCGAATAGCAATTTTAATCGCGCCGCCTTCGCCAGTGCCGGTGTGCTTAATCTCCTGCTGCGGCCGGCCCCAGCCGCGCTCCATCAGCAGCTTATTGGCCGCCAGCTTCACGCCCTCGTCGCTCGCGTTCTCAGCCAATCCGGCCACCGCTCTGATCGACGCATTGGTGTAGCCGCGCGCCAGACTTTTGAGATCAATTTCCTTTTTTGGCTTCGTCACTTAGCGGGGCATAGCCCCCTCCCTCCTGTTGCAGCAGCTCGACCGCGTAGCGCAGCCGGCGCAGACGCTGATCGACGTCGTGCAATTCGTCGGCAATTTTGGATGTGAAGAGCACCAGGTCAGCAAGCAGGTCGGCGCGTGCACGCACGCGCTCGTGATCAGTGATGCTGACCACTCTCAGATTTGCCATTGACGTTACGTCTGATGCCGCGCGACCCGGTGCGGAACCCTAATCCCGAGAATGCAGATAAATCAAGGGGTGGTGGGAGTTGGGTGCTCGGCTACCACGGATCGCGGACGCTGCCAGGGCGGCACCACTGGTTCGATGTTGTAACGGAGTGCGGCGCGCAGCAGCAGGACGTGAGCTTCCGGAATTTCACTTTCGCCGTCGCGGTAGCGGTAGGCGGTGCGCGTCCCGATGCCGAGCCAGCGTCCGGCCTGGGCGGTATTGAGCCCGAGCTGCGCAATCGTACGCCGGTACTCGCCCGGCGCCATACTGCGCTGGTTTTGCCAGTCGTTGTCCATAATCGAAGCGCTCCGTTAATTGTGACGCCTATTCTCTGTGACTACACAAACGTAGTCACTGCGACAACTTGTCCATTGACAGAACGTAGTCACCGTGACATGGTGCTCAGACAAACAACGGAGCAAGCAGATGACCCTCTCAGTCCTGACCACCCGCAACGTCGAAGACGAAAAGGAACTCGGCAACTACCGCCGCGCCGGTCAGATCCGCGCCCTGCTCGGCCTCGATCGCTACTACGGCTGCCACTACGGCATGCGCTCATCTCTCGATCTCGCGAAGACCGCATTCACCCTCGGCTACAACGAAGTCCACTTCTACCTGACCAACGGCAACGTCTAACCCTCACCCCAACGGAGCACACCAATGACCAATCTCAGCAACATCATCGACCAGATCGGCGCCTTGGAGGCCCAGAAGGCCAAGCTGGAGCGCGAAGTGAAGGCCGCGAAGGCCGCCCTCGAAGAGTTGTCCGCGGGCAAGTACGAGGGCGAGCGCTTTGCCCTCACCG